AGCCGGGCTGATGTCACTGTGCCGTCAAGCCGTGCAGCCAGGCGCACCTGTTCCGGCGAAACGTCTGGCCAGAAGCCATCATTTTCAATGGCCGGTTCGTCGGCCTCGTCGGGGGGGGATTCTTGCGCCAGGAAGCTCATGGTGTTGTAGTGGGCGGTGGTCTGGCATCTGTGGGGCGCTGAAAGATCAGTTCACCTCAGATGCCAGAGCCGCCCTGTGCGGGTGGGCACTCGGTATCAGGCAGCTGCAGCGGCGGTGATCCGCCGTTGCAATCGCTCGATGTCTTTTTTCACGCCTGCTTGCTGGCTCAGCTCAGTGGCGCGCTGCAGCTGCTGCAATGCGTGCTGGGCTTGTTCAAGCGGCAGGTTGGCAAAGTCGTCGTTGCTTGATTTGCGCTCAGCCATGGCAAAGCCAATGGCCTTGTGCAGCTTGGCGCGGGCCTGGTCAGGCACATCGTGTGCGGCTGTCAATTCAGCCACCTGCAGCAAGGTCAGCACCGATGGGCCATAGCCTCGCAGCGAAGCATCTGACACTTCGTCAATCAGCGTGGTGGCGGCCGTGCGCTGGTAGCGGTCTGGCAGCTTCAGGTTGTGCGCCAGGATGTACTGCGCCATGGCAATGGCACGGTCAAACTCGCCCACGTCCATGGACCACACAAACACGTTGGTGAGAACCATGTCTTCAGCGCCTTGGCCGCTGGCAAGCACGCCATCCACCCAGGGCCAGTACATGGACAAGAAGCCGCGCTTGGCTTCAATCTTGCGCTCCACTGACTGGATGTTCTTGAGCTCACGGGTGTGCTCGAACAGCTGCGCCTGCATCAGCTCGTAGGCGCTGCCTTGCGTGCGGGTGTCGGGTGCAGCCTGGGCGCTGGCCTGCTCTGCCAGCTTGCGCTGACGGCAGGCCATGGCGGGTGTCATTGCCATGGTGTGTTGCCTTTCAGTTCAAGCGATCAGGAGGTCTTTTCTTCGATGTTCTCGACCAGCGCCACCATGTCGTAGTCTTCAACCACAAAGGCGTCGTTCGAGCTTTCATAGTTCTCGATGCGGTCCCTCTTGGGGTTGTCGACCACAGCGCGGCGGCGGCCACCTTCCTGGTAGTAGATGGACAGGTTGTCCAGGCGGGTGATGGCGATGGCATCGTCAGGGAAGTAGGGCACTTGCACGGCAGGCAGGCCGCCCAGGCGCATCTGGCTCATGATGATGTCTGCGGCGAGTCGCTCGGTGGGCGCATCGTTGTTGTTCACGATGGGGAACAACTTGTCATGCATCAGGCTGCGGCCAACGATGGCCACCATCTGGGTGTCTTGGCGGTGCCAAGGTTCTACCAGCGTGTTCAGTGCGTCAAACACCAAGGCATCCAGATTTTTGTAATCTGCGCTCACGCCATAGGTCACTTTGCCAGTCACTGCGCCTTCGTCCATCACGTGCGAAGCAGCATCTGTGCGGATCTTCTGCAGCCAGCCGATGTTCACGTCTTGCAGCAGCGGGTTGGTGCCACGGTTGGTGGTGGCCGCTGCGCTGGTGCCGTTGAAGCCAATCATCATCCGGTCAAGCGCGCAGCGCTGCAAGATGGCATCGCGCAGCAGTATCTGGAAGTTGGGGAACTTGGCCCATGCGTCCAGCTTGGCATAGGTGATGTGGGTGTCGTAGTCCGTTTTCTTGCACTCGTAGCCAGTGTCAGTAAGTGCAGAAACGTCGCGTGTGCTGCGCTCACCACTGGATGATGTGTCCGTGCGGCCAGCGATGGTGCCAGACACACCAATGCCGATTTTTTCGCCCTTCAGCTCATTCACCGGGAAGATGTTGATGCTTTTGAGGAATTGGCTGGACTCCTGCATACGGGATTCCAGCTTTTGCTGCACGCTTGGCGTGGCCGTGAACTTGCTGCTGATGGCAGAAATGTCCAGGCTGTTCAGTGTTGCCAACTGATGCAAGTAGGCATTGAAAAGGACTCGGGTGTCGTTACGCATGTGATGTACCTCTGTGTGGTGGTTCGCGTTGTTCGGTTGGGCTTTTGGTCAGGCTTTTGGTTGGGTCAGCAGTCGGTCTTTTCGCCAGAAGAGCTACCGCCACCACCAGTAGCAGGTGGGCGCTGGCGGTAGTTGGTGTCTTCCTGCTTGTCCAGCTTGTCGGTCAATGCTTTGAGCGCATCAGCCGTGGCCTTGTTGGCATCGCTCAAGGCTTGCACCTGTTTGGCAAGTTCCTTGTTGCCTTCTTCCATGTGGCTCAAGACTTCGTCAGCAAACGACTCAAAGCCAGCTGCCAGCTCATTGATGCGGGCGTCGTCTGTGGTGGCGCGCTTCTTGAACTTTTCCACCACAGCTGCCAGACGGGCCTTGAACTTGGTCAGCGAGTCTTCACCGGCTTCGTCTTCTTCAAACTCGATGTCAACCGGCACAGCAGCAGAGAACAAGCAATCTGGGCTTGTCTTGCGGCCAGCCAATGGGCTCTTGTCGCCCTGGGTGGCGCTGAAGGCCAGCATTTCAGTGCCCAGGCTGGCAGGTGAGTCGGTCACAGCCAAACCCACCAGGTAGGCTTCGCCGGTGTCGGCAAACTTGGGGTTGACCTCGATGCTGGAATAGATCTTCTGGCGCTTCTTGGTCATCTCGACCAGCTCGGGCGTAGGGTCGATCTGCGCGAACAGCGCCAGCTTTCCGTCTTCGACCTTTTCAGACTTGACAGCGATCACATCGCCGTAAGCCTTGAACATGCTGTCCGGGTAGAGGCCGCGCAGATGCTCCATCCACACGCGGGCGCCGTACTTCTTCTGGTCGAAGTTTTTGACGATCTGCTCAATCCAGCTGCGCTCGATTTGGCGGCCGTCTGTGGTTGCGCCTTCGGTGGCGACTCGGAAGAACTTGGTTTTCATGGTGTGGTCAAGCCGTGACAGTTGATCTGTCGCCATGGTTGACCACCTTCGCGCGAGCCTCAACAAGGGCGGCTTGTGTGGTGGCGCCACACATGCCGGTGTTGTTTGAATGGCGCCCCTGGCCTGCGAATACTCGGGGCCATGACTGCTTTTGCCACAGAAAACGCACCGACAGCAAAGCCAATCAGCCAAGAAGATCCCAAGGCTGACAAGCGCCGGCGTGCCCGTGATTTGTACTGGCAAGGCTGGCGTGTCAGCAGTATCGCCAAGCACATTGGCGAACCACGCACCACCATCCACAGTTGGAAGCTTGCCGAAAAATGGGACGCTGCACAACCCGTGCAACGTGTAGAAGGTGCGCTCGAATCGCGCCTGGTTCAGCTCATTGCCAAAGACCAGAAGACTGGCGGCGACTTCAAGGAAATTGACCTGCTGGGCCGCCAGATAGAGCGCCTGGCCCGTGTGCGCAACTACGAAAAGACGGGCAAGGAAAAAGACCTCAACCCGAACATCGAGCGGCGCAACTCAGCGCCCAAGCGCCAGCCGGACCGTAACCACTTCACCGAAGATCATATCGAGCAGCTGGAAAGCGCCTTCAGGGAAAGCATCTTCGAGTACCAGAAGGTCTGGTACCGAAATGGAGATCAGCGCACCCGCATGCTGCTCAAGAGCCGCCAGATCGGCGCCACCTGGTACTTTGCACGTGAGGCCCTGATAGACGCCATCACCACCGGCAGAAACCAGATATTCCTGTCGGCCTCGAAGTCGCAGGCGCACATCTTCAAGCAGTACATCCAGCAGTTTGCCGGCCAGACCGTTGGCATTGAACTGTCTGGTGACCCCATTGTGTTGAGCAACGGGGCGCACATCTATTTCCTCGGTACCAACGCACGCACGGCCCAGGGCTACCACGGCAACTTCTACTTCGATGAGTTCTTCTGGACCCAGAAATTCACAGAGCTCAACAAGGTGGCATCCGCCATGGCCATGCACAAGATGTGGCGCAAGACCTACTTCAGCACGCCATCGAGCATCCAGCACGAAGCCTATGAATACTGGTCTGGTGACCGCTTCAACAAGCGCCGGCCCAAGGACCAGCGGATCCAGCTGGATCTGACACACGACAAGTTGAGCGGCGAGGGCTTTACGGGTGAAGACCGTGTCTGGCGCAACATCGTCAACATCATCGACGCCACCCGCGGCGGCTGTGACCTGTTCGACCTGGAAGAGCTGCGCATTGAGTACAGCCCCGATGAGTTTGACAACCTGCTGATGTGCGGCTTTGTTGACGACTCAAAAAGCCTGTTCCCTCTGGCAGAAATGCAGCGGTGCATGGTCGACAGCTGGGAGCTCTGGGACGATGTCAAGCCATTCGCCATGCGCCCTTATGGCTTCCTGCCCGTTTGGGTAGGGTATGACCCAAGCCGCACAGGCGATAGCGCTGGCCTGGTGGTGCTGGCCCCGCCCAATGGCCCCAATGGCAAGTTCAGGGTGCTTGAGCGCCACCAGTTCAAGGGCATGGACTTTGAAGCCCAGGCCGCAGAAATCAAGAAGGTCACACAGCGCTACAACGTGGCCTACATTGGCATTGACACCACCAGCATTGGCCAGGCTGTGTATGAGCTGGTGAAGAAGTTCTTCCCGACCGCGCGGCGTTTTGACTACAGCCTTGAAGTCAAGCAGCAGCTTATCTACAAGGCCCTCAGTGTCATCGGTAAAGGCCGGCTGGAATTTGACGCCAGCTGGGTGGACCT